TCACACATCGCACTTCAGGGTCTGAGTCTGGCGCCAGCCCTCCTTCTGTCCCTGGGCGCTGTCGCAGCGATTCTGGTCGTGCGGCCGACGGTAGTCCCGGCTCACCGTCCGCTGATTACCACACTGGCAGCAGAGTGCGTTGACCCGTTCAGTCGACCGGCGTTCTTCGGCTGGTCTGGTCAGGTCAATCCGACGTGAGTAAGGGTGGTCGAGCTCGCCGCCGCGTCCGCGTTGTCGTCGGCATGCCTGACCCGGGTCGGAATGGCAGAAGGGGAAGCGGTAGTTGAGGGCTGGATGGACTTCAGTGGTTGCGCTGTTTTCGCGCATGGATGTACCCTCCTGGGTAGCAAGTTGGTGAAAGTCCCCGGTGACACGAGGCGAAGTTTTCATCCGAAGGCGGTTCCCTAGCAGGGGAGCCGCCTTCAGTTTTTGGGGAGTGAGTGACGTTGTGTCACTTACCTATTCCCCCAAGTGCATGCGCACACGACAGAAGCTCCGATACCCAGAGAGTGCCGGAGCTTCGTTTCGATTGGTGGTGCGCGAGGCCAGGGGAGTGGCTGGCGGATCAACGCGCTGAGCCTCCTCGACGATTAACGCCGGAGCCTATTGCACGTTAGTTGCACGAGGTGCATCTTGCGGTTTCGCCCTAGGGCTTGACCTGCAAAGAATGTGGTGCGCGATACTGGGATTGAACTTGGCACCTCAGAAATTGCCGATATGCCGCTGACCTTGGGAAAGATGACGGTTGACCTGGTGTTATGTGAAACAATGACACGGACATTCGCGGACGTTCGTTCGCTCTGATACCCACATCTGTACCCTTTTGGGGGTACGTTTCGGGGCACGGAGGAGCTAATCATGACCAAGCCAGCACCACGGCGATTCGGAAAGCTGAAACGGCTGCCATCTGGTCGCTGGCAGGCCTCGTATGTCGGACCCGACCGTCAGCGTCACCTGGCCCCGGCGACGTTCAAGGCGCGAGCCGACGGGGAGCGGTGGTTGCTCGACCGCCAGCGAGAGATCGCGTTGGACATCTGGGAACCGCCCACCCCTGTCGAGGACACCGACGACGTACGGGCGTCCGTCACCTTCGCTGATTACGCCGACCGGTGGCTGGCTACCCGGATCGTCAAGGGCCGCCCCATCCGGCCCCGGACGCGCGAGCACTACCGCCAGTTGCTCGACACCCACCTGCTGCCGACGTTCGGGAAACGGCCAGTCTCCACCATCTCGATGGCCCAGGTGGATCGCTGGTACGCCAAGACTGCGACCGACACACCCACCGTCCGGGCGCACGCCTACTCGTTGCTGCGCACCATCCTGGAGACGGCCAGAACCCGCGACCGGCTGATCGAGGCCAACCCCTGCGCCATTACTGGGGCCGGTGCGGCGACGCGCAAGTCCAAGACCAGGCCCGCCACCCTGGACGAACTGTCCACGATGGTGGAGGCGATGCCCGACCGGTTTCAGGCCATGGTGCTGCTGGCCTGCTGGGGTGCGCTGCGATTCGGCGAACTGGTGGAGTTGCGTCGCAAGGACATCGATATGGAGCACGGGGTAGTGCGGGTTCGCCGCGCGGCTGTCCGCGTGGACGGCGGATGGCAGGTAGGTGATCCCAAGTCGGACGCCGGCCAACGTGATGTAGCCATCCCACCCCACATCATGCCGGTGATCGAGCACCACCTAGCGGAACACGCTGGTGCCGACCGGGAATCGGCACTGTTCCCCGCGGAGCATGGAGGCCACCTCCAGCCATCCACGCTGTACCGGCATTGGTACAAGGCCCGCGCCGCGGCTGGCCGGGACGACCTACGGTGGCACGACCTACGGCACACCGGGGCGGTGTTGGCCGCCATGACGGGTGCGACGTTGGCTGAACTGATGGCCCGTTTGGGGCACAGCACCCCGGGGGCCGCGATGCGTTACCAGCACGCCGCCCAGGGCCGCGACCGGCAGATCGCTGACGCGCTGAGCCGGTTGGCAATCGGCGGTTGATCTGATCGGAGTCCGGTCTCCTGACCGATGGCGACAGGCCGATGGATGGTGCGAATTTCGGTTTCGATGTGGCGGTAACGGGCCAGTCTAGCTGGGTAGACGCGAAGCGTCTCCTGTCCAGCGGATTCGCTACGTGCGGGTAGGAAGCACTCAGTCTGTCCGGCCGCGCGTACACGTGAAATCGCGTGAACTCACGCGAATGAAAGGCATTGTTGTACAACAACTCTCGTCCGTTCGACTCATTACGGTCGATATGTCCGGAAGCGACGAACTACGGGAGTAAAGGAGGCCACCAGTGGGCCAGAAACTGACAATCCGAGAAGCCGCCGAGCGACTCGGTTTGAGCGATAAGGGAGTCCGGCGGGCAATCGCCCGGGGCGATATTCGCGCGTACCAGATGGGCAGCACCAACCGCTTGCGCGTGGACGCCGACGACGTGGACGCGCTGTTCCGGCCGCTACCGACCGGTGGGCGGTGCAACAAGGTCGGGTGACAGCCAACCCGTCATCACGAAACACCTACACCCAACACCCTTGTGTGCCAATGCAACCCAGGCAACAGAAGGGCATGAAGTGAGCAGAACGGGTCGGCATCCGATCATCAACTACGGGCACCAACCCGAGCACTGGACCTCGATCCCGTACGAGTTGAGCAAGCTCGATGCAAAGGACGGCATGACGGCCGACGCCGCCGCGCTGATGGTCAAGTTGTACCGCCACGCCAACAACTGGGAGGTGTCGGCCGCGCTGCTGGCCGGCCAGCTGGGCTGGTGCCGCAAGCGAGTAGAGGGCGCGTTGGACGTGCTGGTTGCACTGGGATGGCTGGTGATCCAGCGGTACGCGTTCAGCGACGGCCGCAAAAACAACGCCCGTCGGTACCACCTCCAGCGAGAGCGGAGGTTCACCGACGACGAGATCGACTTGTTGTCACAGCCAATTGTGGTGGGTTCGCGAGGGTCTCGCGAGCATGTCGCTAGCGAGTCGCTAGGCCCTCGCCACGCACGGGGGGTTGCAACCAGAGATTGCAAGGGGGTTGCAACGTCAGGTTACAAGGGGGTTGTAACCGCAGGTGACAACAAACTAGATGAAGCACTAGATCAAGACACTAGACAGGGTGCGGCGCACCCGCGAGGCGCGCGCGAGCAAGCCGACGAGCTGATCAGGCAATGCATCCCCGATACCGGGGCATACGAAACGCCGACCCTGCGCGCACTGGGCGCGATTGTCGCCAACCTGCTGAGCCAGCCGACAGTGCCCCGCGACGCGGTGGAGTTGGCTCTGCACCGCTGGTACCAGCGGACGGAACTCGCCCCGCCTTCAATGCACTTTCTGGTGTCCGACGTGCTCAACCAATTTCCCTACTTAACCCAGTCGCCAGAAGTACCTGATTCGCAAGGAGTTACGTCATGACCCAGCACACCGAGGACAGCGCCCGCCGCCTAGTCATCGACCGCGAGCGCGGGGAAGACCTGGACGATGTCGGCGCACCAGGCTGCTCGGTCGCCATGGTGCTGATCGTTGACCCCGCGGGCCAGTTCGACGGCATCGAGGTACCGGTGTTGCTACGGCCCGACGCCACGATGATCCGCGACATGCTGTGCAGCGTAGCAACACATGAGCAGCAAGGGCCTTTGCCAGTGGAGTGGCAACAGCGCGTTCTGGATGCCGCATGGCGGTGTGGTCGAACCACCAAAACCGGAACCCGTTGTCGCACCCAGGTGGGCCACCAGGGTGATGCCTGCCGGTGGCACATCGGCGCGGAGCAGCTGACGTTGGTGGACGACCAGTGATGCCCGCACCGATCGCCACGGCGTATGACGGCGCGCTGTCGGTGACATGCGGGAACTGCGGTGCTGGACCCGGTGACTACTGCATCAAGGAGTCGGGGCAGCTACGCCGCACCCCCTGCGTGACGCGCTGCCGAGCCATCACTCCCGAGGTGGGGTCAGTGGACCCGGAACCGTACGCCGATGCGGCAGAAGCCCGCACAGCCCCCGCCCGTGTGGTGGTGCCTGACCAGCCCACCCTGGACTACGCCGACCCGTCGGAGCCACGGCACCCGCGAGGTGACGAGTGAACGAGGACACGACGCGACATTGCCGACGCTGCGCGCAGGTCAAGCCGCTGACCGACTTCTGGCGCGACAAGCGGGGGCCAGGTGGACGCCGCACGACGTGTGGGGCCTGCAGCCAGCGTGCCCGCCACACGCCGCCGCCGATCAACCCGCCCACACTCCAGCCGGTCGTGGCGCCGGCCGACCTATTCACCACCCCGCAGCTGGTCGGGGCGCGGTGCCGGGGCAAGTGGGCGCTGTTCGACCCCGCAGACGGAGACGACGCCCCCCAGGTGGTCGAGCGGCTACACACGGAGGCCATCGCGTTGTGCCATCGGTGCCCCGCGTTGGCGGCCTGCCGGTCGTGGATCGAGAGCCTTCCAGCACCGAAACGGCCAGGCGGCGTCGTCGCGGGCCGGCTGATTCCCGAGAAGTCCCGAGGCATTCGCGACGACCTCGCGAAACCAACCCCAGCTGTAACTCCCAGCCCAACCCTTAGCAGTCACAAGCATCCACAACTCAAAGGAGGAAACCGAGCATGAATGAAGGCAACGGCGTCAGTGAAACCGCCACGCCTCCAACGGATCGTGACCTGTTGAAGTACGCGGTGGCCATCGGCGCGGGCGGGGTCAACTATGTGCAAGGGATGGTGCCGGGGTTGGGTGTTGACATCGTGCAGTGGGCCACCCTGGTGACGCACCTGGAGGTCATCAGCAACGACCTGATGGATCTCCTCACTGGGGGCGAGGACGACCTGGATTGGTACTCGGCGGGCTACCCGGTGTACACGATTGTCGAGTTCCCCGATTGCGATTGCGTCCGCGTTCACACGTGGCATCCCGACCCCCGCCACCAACACAACCGCCCGCGCGATCTGGCTGTGCTGGCCTGCCCACGCGGCGGGTTCCACAGTCTCGTCGTGGTGGGGGTGGGGGAGATCGAGGCGGTCAGTCTGGGAGCCCTGGATGAGGGATGACGGGCTGTGGCTCGACGCTGACGACGTGGAGTTCTTCGCGGGCGCTCTGTTGCTGTTGGATACCTGGGCGAAGCGGCTGGGCTACAACACATCTCAGCAGACACAATCTGTCAGGACCAGGCTGACGGAGTTCCTGGAGAGTCGCGCTGCTGGTCGTGCGGACGCGACAGTACGACCGCTGTCCGGGGTGGTGGCTGATGCTGGCGTGGTGGATGCAACCGAAGCGGCCGAGCACCTGGGCTTGACGCCCGACGCGGTGCGCAAGGCTTGCCGCACCGGGCGTTTCGCCGGGGTGGCGCAGAAACGCCTGGGCCGTTGGACGATCCCGGCCACGGAACTGGAAAGGAGCGCGTAGATGAAACGCAACCGCCCCACGGTGATCACCGACGCCCCCGAGCATCGCATCATCCCGGTCGGCCGGGTGGAGTTGCGGGCTGATTCCAGCGGTCAGGTCACCCTAGAGGGCTATGCCTCGACGTTCGAGCCGTACGAAATGTACGGCGGCCCAGAGCGCGGCGGCTGGATCGAGCAGATTGACAAGCGCGCCTTTGCCAAGACGTTGCGTGAGTCGCCTGACCTAATGCTGCTGATCAACCATGAGGGAATGCCGCTGGCGCGCACCAAGTCCGGAACCCTCAAGCTGTCGGTGGACAGCCACGGGTTGAAGGTGTCGGCCAAGCTGGACCGGTCGGACCCCGACGTGCAGCGGCTGGAATCGAAGATGCGGCGCGGCGACATGGACGAGATGTCGTTCGCGTTCCGCGTCAAGGCCCAAACCTGGTCCACTACGCCAGAGTTCTCGAACGACAACCAGGCGCTGCGCACCATAACTGAGGTATCGCTGCACAAGGGTGACGTGTCGGTGGTCAACTACGGGGCCAACCCCACCACCCACGCCGAGGTCAAACACAGGAAGGGCGGCACAACCATGAAACTGTCGGAAGCCTTGGCTATTCAGGCGCGCGATACCAAGCGGCCGATGTCGTTGCTAGAAGCGGAGGCGCTCGCCTCGCGTGACGCAGGACGTACGGAGCAGCTGGGGAGAACAGCGGCGCGTCACGGTGCACGTACCAGATCGGCAATCGAGGTCCAGCTGGCCAAGGAGGCGCGCTCGCTGCGCGCCAAGAAGGCCGTCAGTGACGCCGTGGTGTCCCGGGCCAAGGCGCTTCTCGACTCCTACACGCCCCCGTCTGCGCATACCCAGCGGGACGCATTGTCGGCGGCCGTTGTGCCCGACATGCGGGCCGCGAACGACAGCACAGTGGGGGTGGCCTTCCCCGCCATCGGCCCAGCGCTCCACAACGCGCACGCGTGGAAGCGAGCCGAGAGCGTCCGTGCGCTGCGCGACGCTCAAGTGTGGCCCTATATCGGCGGCAAGCCGTCGAGCGAGTTGAAGTAGACCTCGGGGCTGGAGGTGACTTGAACGGCCATTCGCGGCTCCAGCCCCGACCAAACGTGAACCCTGTTGCCCCGGATGGGTTCACCCGCCAGTGCCAGGGCGGCGGGCCGGACGGAGACGCATTGTCTCCGTCCGGCCGTTGGGCACCGTGACGACCGAAAGGTGATGCGATGACCGCACCGAGTGGTGGTATCGAACTGGCTCAGGTGTGGGTGCCGCTGATGCCCGAGGCATCGCGGCTGGCCCAGGGCGTCAACAAGATCGCCGGTGATGCTGAGAAGCGTTTCGGCCGGTCAGGCAAGGTGATGGGTGGTCATCTGGCCAAGGGGTTGGAGCAGGGCAGCCGTCATGCCGTCGCGTCGATGAAAGACGTCGAGCGAGCGACCGACCAGCTGGCCAAAGCGCGGGCCAAGGACGAGGACGCTGCGGGCCGCGTGCGGGTAGCGCAGACACGGCTGGACGACGTGCTGGCAAAAGGCAAAGCCACCGCCGCGCAACGTGTCACCGCGGAGGAGGCGCTGGCACGGGTGCAGCGGCAGCGCGAGCAGACCACCGAGCAGTTGGCCCGCGCGGAGAAGCAGCTGACGAAGGCCAAGGCGGACAACACCGCCGGGTCGTTGAAGTCGAAGATGCCGCTGGGCCATCAGGCGGCGGAGGGTGGTTCGTCGGCCGGCGGTGAGTTCGTGGCAGGGTTTGCCGACGGGATCAAGGGCCTGGGAGGTAAGGGCGGCCCCATCGCGATGGCCATCATGGCGGCCGGTGGGGTGGCGATAGCGGGCGGCGCGTTCCTGGGTCGGCAGTTGTGGGCCGGTATGCAGCGCGAGCAGCGCCGTGATGTCATCGCCGCGCGCATCGGTGTCGATGAGGCGACGATGGCCCGCTACGGGCAGGTGGCGGCCAGGGCCTACACCGCCAACTTCGGCGAGTCGGTCGAGGGCAATCTGGACAGCATCGGCGCGGCGATCCAGGCGGGCATCATCCCCAAGGACGCGGGCAGCGGCGACATCGAACGCACGCTGGCCAACCTGGAGACGGCCAAAACCGTTATGGGTGAAGATATTCCGCAGGTGTCGCGTGCGGTCGGTCAGATGATGAAGACCGGCCTGGTGGATACGGTCGAGCAGGCCACCGACGTGCTGATCGCCGGCCAACAGCAGGGGGCCAACCTGGGCGGCGACTGGATCGACACGCTCAACGAATACTCCACGCAGTTCCGCAAGCTGGGGTTGGACGCCGGTACCGCCACCGTGCTGATTGGCCAAATGGTGTCCAACGGCGCCCGCGACTCCGACGTGGCGGCCGACGCCATCAAAGAATTCAGCATCCGCGCGGTGGACGGGTCGAAGACCACCACGGAAGCATTTGGCGCCCTCGGCCTCAACGCGCAGGAGATGACGGAGAAATTCGCAGCCGGTGGACCAGCTGCGCGCGATGGTCTACAGCAGGTCCTCGCCGGTATCGCGGCGATCAAGGACCCCGCCCAGCAGTCTCAGGTGGCGGTGAAGCTGTTCGGAACGCAGGCCGAGGATCTGGGAGCCGCGCTGGGGTCGATGGACTTGTCGAAGGTAGCCGACGGCATGAAATCGGTTGAGGGCGCGACCAAACGCGCGTCCGAGACGATGGCGGATAACGCGGCATCGTCGGTGGAGTCGGCACGCCGCAGCATCGAGGTGTCGGCCCAGAACGTCCAGACGGCTTTGGCCAAGGCGTTCGGCCCCCAGCTGGACAAGATGGGCGGCTGGTTCCGCGACCACCAAGGCGACATCGTGCGGTTCTTCTCCAATGTGGGTTCGGCCGCGCTGAAAGGTTTGGATGGGTTCGGCGCTTTCGCATCCGGCACACTGCGGTTCCTGGCCGTCATCGGCTCAGCGTCGCGCACCATCGTGCCGATGGTGCTGGGTCCCATCAGCACGATGGTCAAAGGCCTTGGTAGCGCGCTGTCGCACCTTCCGGGCAAGGCGGGGGAGATGGGTCGCGCGCTGCAGACCGCCGGTAAGGGAATCGACTGGTACCGAGACCAGGTGAAGCAGTCGGGTGACCGGCTCAACGCGATGGCCGACGGGGTGGACAAGCTGCGCTCAGGGTTGCCCGGTGCGGCCGATGAACTGACCCGCATGGGCAACGAAACGGCCGATGTCACCGACCTGATGACCGCGCTGGGCGACGCGGTGATCACCATGCCGGACGGCCACACCATCACCCTCAAGGACAACACCCCGGAGGTGCAGGAGCGGCTGACGGCGTTGGGCATCAAGGTGCAGACCCTGCCGGACGGCACCGTCACCATCCTGGCCGATACCGAGGAGGGCCAGCGGATCATCGACAGCTGGCGACGGCAAGAGACGGGCGAGCCGGTCAACGTACCGGTGGGTGCCGACACCAGCCCAGCTGAAAGCGACCTCGACCGGTTCCTTACATCGTTGACAGGCAAGCGGATTGATATGCCGATGGGTGTCACGCCCCCTGCACCCAACGGGAGCACCATTTTCGCCGGCCCCTACCCACGCGCTCGCGGCGGGATCGACGTGTGGGGTGCGGTGTCTTCCTACGCTGGCGGCAAGCTGCCCAGTACCGCGCTGATCCAGCACCCCGTCGGGTCGCGCGGCCTGGTTCAGTGGGCCGAACCGTCCACTCACGGTGAGGCGTTCATCCCGCTGGCCCCGGGCAATCGGCGACGGTCTACCGCCATCTGGTTGGAGACGGGGCGACGGTTGGGCGCGTTGCGGTTTGAACAGGGCGGGATCCGCTCCGGTGGTGCCGGGGCGTTGGATCAGGCAGTTTCCGACATGCTGGGCACCCCGTACGTTCGGGGCGGTCACAGCCCCCAGGGGGCGGACTGCTCCGGGGCGATGTCGTATCTGGTCAACGCGGCGTTGGGGCTGCCGCAAGATTCCCGCATGGCGACGGGCAACGCGGCGGCGTGGCTGGCTGAGCGCGGATTCGTGGAAGGTGACGGCGGCCCGGGGACGTTACGGATCGGCTGGAAGAATGGCGGCCCCGGCGGCGGTCACATGGCGGGCACCCTGCCCGACGGCCGCAATGTCGAACAGGGCGGATCGGTCGGTGACTTCACCGTCGGCAGTGGCGCCGCGGGCGCGTCCGACGCCCAGTTCACCAACCACATGTTCCTGCCGTCAAACGCCCTGTACCCCGACGGCGCACCGTACGGGTCGGGCGGGGGTTCTGGGGTGAGGGGCTATGGATCGTCCGGCAGCGGGGGCGCCAGCGGGCCATCCGGTGGGTCCGGCGGTGGCTACGGCTCGGAGCAAGAACGCGACAGCGCCATCGCTGACGCACAAGATCGACTGGCCACCGCCGAGGGCGCGGTGCGGGAGAAGGAGGCGCGGCTGCGAGAGGTGAAGGCCGACGCGGACGCCAAGGAGTCCGACCGCATCGCTGCCGAGAACGACCTGGCCGACAGCCAACGCGACCGCGACAAGGCGCACGCGGAACTGACTGAGGCTCAGAACAAGCCGACCGACAGCGGCACCAGCGACGGCAAGAACGGCGGGCCGGACGGCAAGTCGTTCGCCAAGGACATGCTGTCAGGCGCGTTGGAATTCGCAGGTTTGGACGGCTCGGTGTTCTCCAACCCAATGGAATGGGGCATCACCAAGCTGTTGACCGGTGGTGCCAATTACGTTGGCGGACTGCTCAAGAACCTGGACCCCAACAAGCTCCGGCTCAACCCCTACGGTCCGGGCAACATGCCGTACGGCGGGGCACCAGCTGGACCCCAGCATGGTCGCGGCCCGGGATCACCCGGCCCAGGCAACCAAGGTGACGGCGGCCTGGGTGGGTTCCAGCTGGGTGACGGCGGCGGAATGTCCAGTGTGGGCGACACCCTGACGGGTGCCCTACCCCAGGTGTCGGACTTCTTGCCATCCCCGGCGACCAACACGCCGAACGTGGACGCCTCGATCAACATCCACGGTCCTGTTGGCGTGTCGCCGAACGACTTGATGTCGCGTATCCACGCCGAACGGAACGACCGAGCCCGGAGCGCGGGGTCGGGGCTCAAGGGTGTGGGTGGCTTCTGATGGCCAAGAAGCCCACCGTCCCATGCGCGGGTGGCTGCGGCCGGCTGATGTGGCGACACTCTCGAGCGCTGCCGCCGGGCCAAGCGACCTGCCGAACGTGTCGCCGGGCCAAAGCGGCAAGCCGGCCCCGCTCTGTAAGGAGCTGCAACGTGTGCGGTGTTGCCGTGTCCAACCCCGCACAGGTGTGTGCTGAGCACAAAGGGCTGCGTCGAAGAACATGCCGCTGGTGTGCCGCAGATTTCGTCGGTCCCCGCGGTACATATTGCTGTAGCGACTCGTGCCGACACCGCGCCAAGGCGAGAGGTGGAGGATCACGGCTGGCGGACCCGCAACACTGCTGAACCTCGTTGAGCCGGGACGCTACGGTTGACGCCGTGGAGATTCGGAGCGAACAGCAGCTCAACCCCGTCGCGGACGAAGTTTCGGCGATCACAGCCGTAGTCAGACCGATCTTGGCCGGCGTCCTCTACTCGCTGAAGCAAGAGGTGGTCAAAGAGATCGGGGGCTACGAGAACATCAAGCTGATGATGCTGCCGCGGCTCTATAGGGAAGGGGATGGCGACACCGGCATCTGCTTCGAGTACGCCGTCCACGATGCCATCACCCGCGGAGATGCCGGAGTTGCGGAGCGGGTCGCTGATGCGTTGAAGATGTGCAAGATATCGGGGGGTACGGGCTCGATCTTGTTTGGTGCCGAAAAGCAGGGGTCCCAGCAACTGATCGACACCGCGTCCGGTCTCCTGACGAACGACTCTTCCCTGCTGTCGGGCTCACGCGGCCGCCCGGCCAAACTGAAGCGGCATCTGAACTCCGCTGCCGCAGCGTTCCGCAAGAAGGGTGCTGGCGACCTGTTGCCGCAGAGCATCAGCGGGCTCTGGAAGGCCGACTTGTTCCTGGGCTCTCCAGCGAGTGACTACTGGGTCGGAACGTCCGTGAAAATCAACAGGTCGGCCCTCCAAGGGGCCCGGGGTCTCCGGGTTGGGCTGGTGCCTGCAAACCAAGGGAAGTCCGACCGGGTGATACTCGATGACCGGAAGAATCTCGTGGTGTGCCCGCTGCCATACGACGGCAGTTTTGTCGAAACGTTCTACATGGGTTGGGAAGTAATCAAGTCCTTCATGGCGGCCGACGCTCAGATGCCGAAGGAAGTCGCGCTGCCTCGACCAACTGCGAGGACTGTGGCGCGCTACTTAGCCGACCGTCGCGACTTTCCGGTGATCGAAGTAATCGAGGCGTTGGCGGTAATCGCCCAGCCGGAACTGCTGCAGACCGAATCCGAGCTGGCCACGGTGACGCTAACTGGCGGCAAGTCGGACATTGTCACCACGGGTGCAGTCGTTGCACCCATTCCCAGCGTCACACAGATGTAGTTGGGTCGCCGGCCGGTCCTACAGTTGATCGCTTGTGGTGCAGCGTCATCGCGTCGTTGATCATTAGCACCGCGCCGTGCAACGCCGGTTGGAACCCCTTGTGATCGAATGTCGCGGGGTTGTCGCGGAACTGATCTGCCCAGAAGTGGCCGTGCACCGAAGCCGACCCCGTACGCCACAAGTGGATCAACCCCGTCCCCATGTTGGAGTTGAGGTCCACCATGCCCTTCACCATCCTCAGCATGTCTGGTGGCTCGGCCAGCTTGTCGGCGCCCAGTGCCGACGCCCGCTCGGTCAGTACCTTCCGCTCATCCTTCAACCCGTCGAGAATCTGCTGGCGCGCCTCCTCCGACTCCCCATCAACATGAGTGCCCTTCAGGTCGTTAATGGCCTTGCGCTGCTGCTCCACATTCTCGAACCGATACTGAATACCCCGGAGCCGTCGCTCATTCGAAGAGTCGGGCTCTAGGAGCCAGCACACGCGGGTGCCGCACTCCAATGCGGTCCGCAACACGGTGAAGTGCGCCTTGAGCCTCGTCGGACGATCCCTCACCACCGCGTCTATCACCGATCCCAGATGATCCAACGCCATCACGATGCCGTAATGCGCGAGCGGTGAAGTCGCAGGGTTCTCCGCATCGTCGGCCGCCAGGTCGCTACCCGGTTGAGGCTCAATGTTGCGGTCGTCCCGCAGCCACGGATCACCTACCGACTGCATCCACTCCACAATCCGGTTCAGCCTCTGTTGATCGTCAATCACAGGCACCAGTCTGACCCGATGGTGAAGCTGCTTCGCGGTCAGCCTCGACACGCGAGTTGCCGTCATATCCTGTCGCCATGACGGACGCAGTTGGCATCTGGGGATTGGTCGTCGGCGGCATCGGAAGCGCCGCGGGTGTTGGCGCGCTTGTGTACGCCCACATCGCCAACTCCAACGCCAAGAAGTCGAGCCTGGCGGCCGGCGACAGCAAGCAACTGGCTGAACAGGCCAACGACCTGGCGCGCGAATCCAACACCATCGCGACCGACGCTAAGCAACTCGCCGAAGAAGCCAACGGCATCAGCCGCCGCAGCGAGGCGCGCGACACCGAGCAGCACGACGTTTGCTGGGATGAAGGATGGACGTCCAAGGCGCAGGGCATCTTCCGGCTGGTCAAACGGGGCGACGACGAAGCCCACAATGTCAAGGCCACTGTTGAGTTCGACAACGAGGAAGTGGTGATCGCTGAGCCACTCGTGGCCAACGACTATCACCAGTTGCTGTTCCGGTTCGGAAGCGCTGCATACGACCGCGAGCGAGCAGCGATTGCCGACGCGGCGCGCACGCGCTCGATGTCAGTCCAGGCGCGCCTGTATCCCGTCCGGGTTCGGGTCGAGTGGACCACCAAGCTGGGGACACCCCAGCTGTACGAGACCGCCGTCCCCACCATGCTGGTCTAACGGCTGACCGCCACCCCACCGTCACCACCCGCAGACCGGTGAACGGGGGGTGGGTCGAGAGTCGGCGCGGTTCCCGCCGCCCCTCCGCCCGGTTAGGGGTCATCTCCCCCCGCCATTTTGTGGACAAAACACCTGGGCGCAGGGATGCGGCCGATGGTGTGCGCCAAGGGGTTCGGCCGACGGCTGTATCGCCTGGTCGCGCTATGTTCGGGCGTGCTAGCCGAAAGCTCAGTGCGTGTTCACTTTTCACCCGATCTGCTGTCATCCGCGGGCCAGCACTCGTAGGTGACGGACCACCTCATCAAATGGTCGTTGCCGGGCATGGCGGTGCCGGTACTGGGGTGCACCCTGATGAGTTTCTTGCCGCTGCCATCCAGCTGCTCAGCAACCGCCGCAAACACCAGTTGGTGCAGCTGCTGCGACGACATCGGCTCGTTGGGCAGGACAACGGTGGTGTGCTCGGTGATCGCCTGGGGCATGTTGGGCATTGTCCGCTGTGGACCGACCGTCGGCGGGCGGTTTTCCCAAGGTCGTCGCAGGCTGCGCTGTTGCTGGTTCGATACACAATTTCGCCCCGTAGGTCACACCGCGCCGGTACCGTGAGGCCGTGGCAGCGACGGGTTTAGAGGTGCGGTTGCACCAAGGCCGGGAGCGTGCCGAGGTGTCGAAGTTCTCCCGAACGCTCGATGAGATCGTGTTGTCGCTGCGTGAAGTGGACCAGGTGTATCTGCTGCGTGGTACCCGCGCCACGTGGGTGCTGGATCGGGTGGAGCACCAACACAATGACCTTGTGGTGCGGTTGGAACCGCGCAATGTGCCGTCTACCCGTGACGTTTCGGACATGATGGTGCCGGTCCAGGCGTTGGTGGATGGTGCCGAGGTGCTGCAGGACCATGCGACGGTCCCGGAGTTGTTCGCACCCAAGACTGTGACGCGGCTGGCCAAGCTCGCTTCCCCTACAGTCGGCGTCGCGGGGGTGTCGCTGGCCACTTACAACGGCAAGACCCGCGAGCGGGTGGAGTTGGACAACGCGGTGCGCGACAACGCCATCGCCGCGGTGAAACCCATTCAGATCGCTTACGGGTCGGTGACGGGCACGCTGTCAGGCCTGCGTCACGTGCAGCGTCGCCAGGGTGGTGTGCAGGTGACGCTGCGCGACGACTTGGAGCGTAGGGCCGTTGCGGGATTGGTGCCTGAATCGCAGGCCGAGCAGTTGCGGGAGCTGTGGCGGCATCGGGTGATGCTGGGCGGGATCATCAGGCGCAACGGCAGTGGTCAGGCGATCCGTATCGACGTGGACAGCATTGAGCAGATGCCGGAGGACAACACCGGCAGGCCATCGACGGATGAGTTGCTGGGTGTGGCGTCGGGCTGGCTGGGCGACATGACGGTGGACGAATACATCGCGGAGCTGCGTAATGGCTAAGGCCAAACAGGTTGCGTCGCCGGTGATCTACGTTGATACGTGCGTGTTCCTCGACGTGTTGACCGAGGAGAAAACCCCGCATCCTGAAACCGCAGAACCGCGTTGGAAGAGCGCAAAGGCGTTGCTCGACGCGGTAGGTGACGGGCGGGTGGTGTTGGCCACCTCGTCGTTGGTGGACGCGGAGGTGGGGAGTTTCGCGACGCTCCGCGACGACGGCCCAGGGTTCTTGGACAAGGTGCGCGCTTGGTTCGACGCACCGCCTCCTGGTACCCGGTACACCGAGGTTGACCGGGTGATCGCTCGGGATGCTGAACGGTTGCAGAGGGCGTGGAGACAGTACGCTGCGCCGGGCAAGAAGATGAATGGCGCCGATGCGGTGCATCTGGCCGCGTCGGTCAGGCTCAAGTGCGACTACCTGATGACGGGTGATGGTGGTTTCCCCGTCGGCCAGACGATTGATGGCGTGAAAGTCCGTTACGCCGAGGTGGTTTGGCCGCAAACCATTTTCGATGGCCAGTAG